CCTCCTATGGCGAGTGATGTTGAAGGTGGGGGTAAGTTCGTCAACCGCTCAGATGAATTTTTTGTGATTCACAGATACACGCAGCATAGTCGGGATTGGGTCTACACGGATATTCATGTTCGCAAGGTCAAAGAATTAGAATCAGGAGGCAGACCGACTCCTTTAGATCTTCCGATAAGATTAGAAAGCACTCAAGGCAACTGCGGGTTTAAGATCAACGGATTAAATTTAGTAACTAAAGAGAAGATAATTGATGGATCTCCATTTTGAGGGTAACAGGCTTTACTATATGGAAAAGGAGGCGGAGTTGTTTAAGGCTCTAGACCACCTGAGCAAGGAGTTGAGCGATCAGAAAACGATGAGTAAAGAGGATATGTGGGAGGTGTTTCAGATCCTTGCTGATTCAGCAGCGGTTTATAGGCACATCACAGATTACTTTACGACTCTAGACAAACTGATCCTAGATGCTAGGATTAAGAACGGAAAATTGAAGCAGGAGATTTACGATTTGAAGAAGGAAAATCATAGATTGAACGATATGCTAAACAAAGAAATGGATGGATTTTAAGAGGAAGATGAACGATGGTCAGCGGTTTGAGATCAACGGGATGGAGTTTGTTTGTATTGAAACTCACGCCTATTTTCAAACCCGATTAGATGGCGAAGAGTCTGACATTGATGTTGGATGTAGCTATTACATAGTAAGGAACACCTCAACAGGAGGTCTTCACAGAATACCGTTTCAAAAAATAATTGATAAAGAGAAAGAGATCAGATGGAAGATTTAAGCAAAGTATTGAAGGAGTATTACGAGACGATTGGAATCATTCCAAAAAACACTAGAGAATTAGATCAGGTCTATGCGAGGTCCGCTATGATGGTAGCAATGAGAAAGTATATGACCTTGCATCAGATCGGCAGGATCTTCGGTAAGAATCACGCTACTATTCATCACGCAGTAAAGAATCATGAGATGAATTACGATTGGAGCGAGATGTATAGATATTATTATTCTACGGCTAACGAGATCCTTTTAGAATGTCCTATTAAAAGCATCCAGAGTGATAACAGGCTTCAGGCTCAATTCACTAGACAGAAGATGCGAATCGTTGAGTTGGAGTACGAGGTTGAGAAATTAACACACAAATGTCAAGAACTAAGTGATAATTGCACTATATTACGCAAACAGAACAAAAGCTACAAAGAGTTGATTAATGCAGATTGAATTTAGCCCTCTTACAGGATTGATGTTTGGAATCAATTATGCGTATTACGATCCAACAGAGGATCGCAACGCACTACACTTGATTCAGTTAGGTGTTGGCTTGGTTATGATTCAGATATCATGGGAAACATAGAGAAGTTTTACAGAAAGAATTTCAAACGATTAACGGGATTCATCAAGGAATATACTGACGGATCTTATGAGATCGCATCTGATATTGTTCAGATGGTGTTTCTGCGGCTATTAGAACTAGAGAGCGAAGGGAGGACCAACTTTTATGAGGAGGACTCCCTTAACTTTTTTTATGTATATAGGTCCTGTATCAACACCGCACTCAAGTATCAAAGGACAAAACGGAAGATCAACAAGGTGTCGTTAGAGGATTTAGATTTTGACCAACATCTATATCAGCCGTATCCTGAGGAGAAGGAAGCACTTGAGAAGCTAATCAACTATATGGAAGACGAGATGAAGGAACTCCATTGGTATGACGAAAAGATCATCAGAATACATATGGAGGGAACAAGTATGAATCAGATTCACAGAGAGACAGATATCGGATTAACATCAATTAAGAACACGATCAAAAATGGCAAAGCAAAAATCTACGAAGGGATCAAAGAAGATTGGGAAGATTACCAAAACGGAGACTACGAAAAAATCTAAGGGACTCGGAGACACCATTGAGAAATTTACTGAGGCAACAGGAATTAAGACGGTGGTAAAAGCTATCGCAGGTGAAGACTGCGGATGCGATGAGAGACGAGATAAACTCAACAAGATATTTCCTTACTCTAAGCAACCCGAATGTTTAACTCCTGAGGAGGTTCAATATCTTTCTTCGGGAGTCCTTAGAAAGAGGACTCTCAACCTTCACGACCGTGAGCAGATCGCTACCATTCACTCAAGAGTTTTCAATCACAAGTTTGATATACCCTGTACTTGTTCTCCTAAGATTTGGATGCAATGGATGAGAGAACTTCAAGATCTTTTGGATGTCTCTAAATAACTATCTAAAGAAGGGGCTTCAGCAGTCTGACGACAGAACAAATCATTGCGTATCAATAGGCAAGGATGGAGAGGAGTTGTTCAAGCAGTTGACAGGTGCGATCAAGTCGGAACTTCAAGATGATAAGAAGCACATTGACTTTTATTGGGAAGGGAAATGTATTGATGTGAAGGGGCTAAAGCCAATGCACAAACACGGGTTTATCCTTCTTGAGTTTTTGAATGTGTGGGGATATCACGGATGGTGCGCTAAAGAATCCAAAGCAGAGTACATCGCATTTCAATTCACAGACAGGTTCTATATATTTAAGAAAAACGATCTTAGAGAGAGAGTGATTGAGAGGTGCGAAAAATATACTCCTGAAGCAGTCCTTCGGAAAAACAGAGTTAAGCCCTCAGAAGGGCTTTATAAGTGGATAGGGAGGTTTGGGAAGCAGGATGTGTTTACTTATTTAAGAATAGAAGACATACAAGATCTTCTGATACAAGAAATAAAATACTAGAGAGATGGTGTTGATGTTATTCGGGATCGGATTGGGCATAGCCCTCAATCAAATCAGATCGCTTCAAAGGCGAGTTGATGACTTGGAAGAGTTCATTGGAGAAACTTTTTTTGACGAAAAAGAAAAATAATTATCAAAAGCCTTTTTTTATAACTTTATTGTTTCTAAATTAGCCTTGTTATTAAAAACGAGAGATATGGAAATTGATTGCACAAAAACAGGAAACACTTACACTATTGAGTTTTACGGAAACTTAGAAGAAAACTTCTACTCATTTGAGATATTATTAAATATAGATACTGAGAAAGATATAGTTTTTGTAGAACCCTCTGATGACTTAAATTCTTTCTTTAAGAAAGAGATCGTTGAATTGATGAACGCAAGAGGTAGAAAGCAGGTGGTTTTTGAATAAATAATCAAGGGAGGGGGAAACCCCTCCTTCATTTAATAATAGAGAGAGATGAAAAAGATTGATTGGAATAAGGTAGCGGTGGTAGCGTTCTTGCAGACCGTTGTTATTTTAGGAATGATTGCGATGATCGCAGTATTTGAATTAGTAGAAATTTTAACCTGTTACTCATGTTGATGCTAGACGGATCAGATTACGATCAGCATTGGCTGATTGATCAAGCAAAAGACGATTCATTCTATTACGGATCGCTAGACAAGTTGGCTCTTTCTTCCTCAAGTTGTAAGATGCTTTTGGATAGTCCAAAGACCTTTTACAATGTTAGGAAGTACGGATCAAACGACTCAAGCCCTGCTTTGCTTATGGGAAGCGTGATTCATGTAATGATCTTAGAGCCTCAGAACTTTGACGAGATCTTTGAGGTGGTGGATGTTGCTTCTAAGAATACTAAAGCCTTTAAAGAGGCTCAATCATCAACGACCAAGACCTGTATCACAAGAAGGGATAAAGAGGCAGGAGAGAGGATGGCTGACTCATTTAACAGAAACGAGATTGCGTTGAGTTACTTATCGGGATCTGAATGCGAAGTTCCTATGGTTGATTTGATAGGCGGTTTTCCCTTCAGAGGAAAAGCAGATATTAAACGAGGCGGAGAACTTATGGATGTTAAGACAACAACGGACCTCAAGGCATTCCGCTATTCAGCAGACAAATACGGATACGATCTTCAATGCTATATTTACTGCAATCTGTTTAAGACCTCGTACAAGGACTTCACCTTCATTGTGCTTGACAAAGCGTCTACCGACATTGGTATCTACGATGTGAGTGAGGAGTTCTACAAGAGAGGAGAAGCGAAGTTCAACAGAGCAATAAGTCTTTACAGAGACTTCTTTGTAAAAGGTCAGGACCTTGACACCTATACGATAAGAGGAACATTATGAAAAAGCATACAAAGATCTATATGCAACACTTCAACTATGTTCTTGATGATTTCATCCCGTGCGAGATCTGCGGAAGCAGAGCAGTAGACATTCATCATATTGAGAATAGAGGATCAGGAGGTGCTAAAGACAAGGACAGAATAGAGAATCTAATGGCTCTGTGTAGAGCGGA